CCTCTTTGGCGCCCACACCCCCCCCCCCCCCCCCACCCCCCCGCGGGGGGGGGGGGGGGGGGCCGGTCTCAAACAACTTGCGACGAGATTTCCCTTCTAAAAACTGGAGCTTAAGGAACATTGCTACTTTATGTCCCGTAGACACACATTGTAATGATTTTTCTACGAACTCTTTCGCACAATTTCCGCTAATAAACTCTTTTCCATTTCGTCTCAAAAGGAATACACCATTTTTCTTTAAATTAACGCACCAAACCGTACCTTTATAATGTTCTATACTTTTTTTGGCGCTTGGATAATAATACTTGTTATATTGCGTGTAAGGAGCATAGGTAATACTATATAAAGTCGTTACTATGCCGTTACTTGTTGTATAGTTGTTTGAAGTTATATGCGAAAGATAACCCAGCTTAAGCAATATTTCTTGTGTATCCTCGCTTAAACGCCTAGATATAGTCCTATAGGTTCTACCGAATTTGTAATCAGAGCCATCACCAGCGAAATAATAATCAAGGAATATTTGTAATAAGTCAACATTTAATTCCTTTATTTCTGTCGGAACATATTTGTCGGCTGACTTCCCAAACTGTTTTAGATATGACCATAGTTGTTCGTTATGTATTTCAAAATTTATGCAAGGATTTTTCCTGTTTTTGTCGGAGTACTCTTTGAAATTAAATGGCAGTTTAGATATTACATCTCTAATTATTTGCGCATTAGTTTCAATCTGTTTAATACCAACTGTTTTTCTCTCATCGCCAAAAGAATTTTTTGTATGCCTACAATATCCATCGGCTAACCACAAGCCAAAGAACTTTAACCAATCTTTCATGGGTATTCTTATTTCTTTCTTAAATACTGGTTGTGCATATTCAGTACCGTAGATACTTGGTAAAACAAAATATTTTGTATTTTGACCTTCCCATTTATATCCTGTTCTCGGAATATAATGCGTGCTTCTTATCTTTTGACTATGAATTAAATCATCGTCTTTGAGAGCAATTTTATTTGTGCGTTTATCAAATGCAAACATTCTATGATCTTTTGTACAGAAAATATCTAAATGAGATTTTTTAAAATGATACATATCTTCATCTACAGCATAATGAATTATCTCGTTTATTTTAGACCATTCAATTTTTAAGGTTGTTGGATTAACGCTTAATATTTCGTCGTTGTTTGTTAATTGCCTCCAAGTTTTCCAACCCTCTTTTGTATAACACTCTGTGTCTTCAGAAAAACAGCGATATGGGGGATTTGTGATAATATCCATATCACATTCTCTAAGCTCACAATTCAAAAAATCAATTATATATGTATCAGGATATCCACGGTTGACAATATCTGAACAAAACACGTTATGCCCGCGTTCTTTTAACACCTGAGCTAAATGCCCAGCGCCTACTGCCGGTTCCCAAATATCATGCGAAAAATCTTCTTTTTCTAATAGAAGTTCCATTGCCTTGGGGTCGGTAGCGTAGTAATCGTTTGAAACCCTTTCTGAGCTTGAGTGGTTGGATGCGCCGTGTGTTACAAAAACCGAATGAGTATTGCCAACCCAGTCTTTATTTTCGCTTATATAAATCCCTCCTCAAATTTTTATATATAAACCGCAATGGCACATGCCACTCTCTTGCTCTCTGAATTCTTTGCACATACACTTTGTATCTTTCGTCTTTTCAAGTTTGCATGGGCAGTATCCGGAATTTGATTTGAGCTGCTTCTTTACTTCTTTGACATACTCTATATCAGGGTTAGTTACTATTTTCATTAGAGTGACACCCACCGCCATTTCTGTATTGCGCTAAGAACATATCAATAGCGTCGTATTCTTCCTCCGTAATCGACTCCATGAATATTGTTGAGTTGGGTCTGCAATACCCGCATTGTGAAAGGAATGTATTAAGCTGCCTGCCGATGAAATCTAACTCAGTTTCGTCAAATAACCCTTCTGTAGATTCAGAATGGTATTTATTACCACATTGGTTTACGATAGTAAATCCTATTGTAATCTTATGTTCTAACATGCTTCTCTCCTTAATCGACGCTTTTCGCGTACTGATTATCCGATGCTAGGTATACACCTAGTGTTTTGTCATAGTGTTTATTTTGGTTCGGTAAAAATCTACCATACTTTATGACGCATGGAGATAGCTTCTTTTTGATTTGGCTAATATAGTACCCGTTTTCATCTTTCATTTTACCAATCTCTTCTTCAGTATACCCCGTGTATATAACAATATCGTCACGAGAAATCAATCGTAAAACACTACCGAGCACAAGCATATCCTTGAAGCTATCAAATGGTTCCAACCCAGCAAACACCATCGCTTTCGTTATCCGATTTGAACTATACCTCGATACTATATCAAAAGCGCTTATCTCGATGTCGTCTGCGGCAGCAAGTGCGCTATTTTGGCACACCTGCTGCTCAGCTTCTTTGTCACATTTAAAAGTACACCTCGGAAACATGACAACCATACTAGGCTTTTTGTAATTTATAAAGTCTTCGTCTTGAATTCCCTTGATTCGCATTACTGTCTCACCTGTGATCCATTCTTACGCGTTGATAGCTTCCCATTCTCTAAGCTTAAATTCTGCTGTTCTCTCTTTGGAATATGTTTTTACGGGAGTAAAGAATCCGACGATTCTCGTATACTCAGTATCGACCGGCTCGCCACATATCGGGCATGTTTTCCCGTAGAATGCATGATTATGCTTGCAGGCTTGGATTTTAATATTGAAAGCAAAATATGTGACACCTTGGTCTGCAACATAGTTAAGCATATCCCATGCGGCTTCTGGAGAGTTGAACGGTGCATCGATATTGATATGTAAAATACTGCCTCCGTTACAAAAGCCATCAAACAGAGCAGCTATTCTGATTCGTTCCTGTAGGGTAGTTTTAATGCCTAGCGGAATGAATTGATTTCCGTATAGTGGTAAGTCTGTAACGGTAGTCTTTCCAAAGAAAAACCTATCTTTCTTCATAAGCTTAGCGGCAGCTGTTTCACCGGGGATCTGCTCACAATTAATTTGGTAGTCGACGTGCTTCATAAACTCAGCTTTCACTGAATGAATTGTGTCAAAGATTTTTTTACCGAAGTCTTCCGCTTCTTTGGTATAAAAAGTATTACCAAATTCGTCCATAACGACATAGCCGAACGTCTTCATTGTCTCGTAGATTCCGATAAAGCCTACTGTATTATATAAATGTTCAAAATCTACAAGCCCAAGCGTAAAATTCTTTAAAAGATTTTTCTCTACGTTGCGGCGAATTATAGAGCGAACGCAGTCTAACACCTGAAGATCAAGCCAAACAAGGTTTCTGAGCGCTGCAAGATATGAATCTTCGGAATGATTTTCAAGCGCAATTCTGGCGAGATTGATAGTGCTAACTTTAACGGAGCCAACCTTTAATGCAGTGCCACCTATGGAATTAAAATACCCCAAATCCTCAATGTTTGATTTTAACCTACAACAGTTGGACAAACTGGTTACTGACGAGTCGATAAACAAATTGCTATCGTTCCATTTGCGGTTGTGCTCACAGGCATATCTCGCAAACTCTTCGTCAATGAACTTGCCGTTCTGCCTAAGCAGCGAAATCGAGTTTACGGGGAACGTCATCATATTATGAGTTCGTATTTCCGCCATACATTCGAGATATATCTTTTGGAATTCCATAATGCCATCGATTTCGTCTATCATAAATGCGCCATCTGGAAACTCTGCGCCCCCGAAGAGCGCCTCTAAATACGGGCGGTCAAATACTGACGTATTTGTAAACGCAGACTGTATCCCGTTTCTGGTATATGGTTGGTTAAGAGCGTAGATTAGTCTTTGAATATGCTGCTGCGCGTATTCTTTCGGCGACTTTGTGTAATAGCCGATTCTGACATCTCTGTCCCAAAAGTAATACATATACGGCAGCAAATTCGGAAGCCCTACCGCGCCCGATGATCTATTACTTGCGTAGCTAACATACTCTTTCACAAAGTCGATAAATGTACCGAGATGTTTCGGAGGCTCCGCGTTAAAGTTCTCAATGAAGAACAACCCTTTTTCCGCTAGGTCTTTAAGGTCGTACGCGAAGCAGTAATGGACAAACGACGAAGAGCTTGCGTCATGTAAATACAGATGCCCATCCCATTCGTTCTGAAGCCAATCGTTTGCCACCTTAAAACCGTAGTTCTTGTTCAGCTCAAAGAAGATTTTATTAAACGCTAACAACTTTTGATGCGGTTTTGGCATCTCGTTCATAAGCGTTACAATGTCTTTTTGCCCGACATTTGCGTTACCGTCTACGGAGGCGTCCGCTACTGTTTCTGTGTCGATAAAGTTATCTATGAAATCCGTGTAACTTAATTGTCGAGCTGCAAAGCCGTTCAGGGTTGCCATTTCTTCTCCGTATTCGTTTTGCATTTTGTTATATGCATTAACAAAATTGCGCTTTAGTTCAATGTTAATATCCACTCAATCACTCCCTTATTGATTATTTACCCACTGTATAGCTTCGGTAAAATTCATAAGCCCGTCGCCGATATCAAGCATTGGAACCTCGCTAATTCCCATAGACTTCATGTCCTCCACGGAGTTGTTTTCAATGTACTCAATTCCTTTTTGAGCGAGCTTTGCTTTCAATACCTTGCATCGTGGGCATCCTGTCGAATATAAAACCACTATTACCACCTCACTCCTCTAACTCGTCTGCGTGTTGGCTTATCCAACCACGGTGGTTATGTGATAAGCTACAAACGGCAGCCCTTTCACAACCCCTAAAATGCTCCAAGTACTTCATAAAGCCGCTTGCTTCCGGATTGTCTAGGTCACATTGTAAATCATGTCCGATTACGATTACCTTGG